GTAACTTCTCCCGCAAAGCATTGGAAAGATAATAACCATCGCCGCATAGCAGAATACCAGCGTGCATAGCGCGCCCACCGGGGCTCCTGCACCACGAATGTCTCTTCAAACCAATTTCCTGCTTGAATGGTCCACGCTACTTCCTGCTTCTGTCCATATGCATCGGATGTTATCACAAAGCTATGTGGTAAGGGATTATCTGGAACAAACAAATCGCGTTGACGAGCTCTATGTTTCCTTTGCGTAACTGTGTTCAAAAAACAATTTTCCCCTTCCTGAGTCCAATGCCCGGGTGGCAATCTATGCCATGATGGCAACATTAGAAAGGGAACGTTTCTATCATCTTGTTCATCAGCAACAAAAATGAAAGAAGAATCAGCAGTCATCTCAGAATCCGTCGTCGTTATAGTATCATCATCAGAGGACGAATCTTCAGACTCAGAACCACTAGATGAGGTTGAATTGACATCATACATATACTCAGACAATGCATCGATGGCATTGTCAACAGCAAAAGGTTCCAATTCATCCTGATACGCATCACCAAACGGAAGAGTTTCAACAGAATGCACAGATACATCACATTCCTCACAAGAGCAACGATATTGCGTATTCTTTGCCATCTTGCAAATAGGACACAACACTTCCATCATTCGGTCATCAACAGTGTTAGTGCGGTTGACTAAATTCTTCTGAGCAGCAAAGTGTTTCTTCGAATCAGCATAACACAACTGCAACACATCGAAAATATTTCCACTTTCAATCAGTGGGGCATAACCCACATCTGCTGGAGTGTCACCAGCACGAACAATTGGATACGCTTTGGATACATGAATGTTCCAAATATCCGGAATAAATGGTATTTTATCCTCACCACCATAAAAATCTGCAACTTTTTGCGAATCAAGTTGATTATAACTCATAAATTGAGGTTTCACATCAACTTTGAGTAAAAATCTTTCTCTCCGCGCAATACTAGCAGGTTCCATGGAATAGAAGTTTGCTCCACCATTCTTCGGATTTTTAGTGATCGTAACCACCTTGGGTTCCACAGATATTTTGCCTTTCAAATCAAGATCAGCCATGTTCGCATACATGCGAACATTGTTCACCAAATCTATGACTAATCTAGACGGGGCTCGATCAACGAAATTGGGTTTGGTATTCCCCATGTCATCAATAAACACACCCGTCATGTATGACCGGTAGTTGGACATAAATTTGTCTGCTTCATTCAAAGTAACCAGATACTTATCTTGGTAAGCAAAACCATTGTATGCTAACTGAGTCTTCATCAAAATATTAGCAACACTAGTCTTACCGACTCCGGAACCTCCATATATGCCTACACACCATGGGGATTCCCGAAGGCCACCGACCACTCTCACTTCATTAAAAGCGGTTTGTATTTTCGAAAGCTCCGTCAACTTATGACCATATACAGATTTCTCAATTTGGTTTGTAGAGACACGGATCAATGCCTTACATGATGCAATACATTCCTGCAGACGACAATCATACCTGTTTTCATCAATACCTGCCACACGCAGTAAATTACCAGTTCGAGCAAGAGTAGACATTGCAACCAGATTGTTGTATTCTTCCAAAAAAGCATCGGCTTTGACGTCACTAGTCAACAACGGTACCAGACTACCTTTCTGGAAACACATGTATCCTCCTTCAACGAAAAAGGTTACTGTGTCAACGATGGCAGACAATGCATCTGTCGCGGACATTTGTTTCTTCTTAACTTCTTTAGAAAACAAATCCACATTTCCAATGCTATAATCAAGACTCGAAGCTTCACACAATCCAGCTGTAACCAACAAAGAAACCACATTGGAGAAATTCGTGGCTAGTGGGCTGGTTATAAACTGTTTCCAGTTCGATTTGGCCATTGTAAACATCTTCACCAACTCCGGAACTTCTGGCGTATCTTCACCAACTTGTGCAGACAAAGCATAAGTAGTTTTCAAGGAAGAACACAAAACACTAAAGATACTTGCGCGGCAAAATGTAGAGTAGTAGATATTCAAAACTGACCAGAAACCCTTGCTTGTCTGAACATCGGTCAACGCTATATAGAGAGATATCAAGTTCTCTATACGTCCCATACTGGGCATCTGTGACCACAAAGGCACATCAAACACCCCACTTTGGGGAGATAACCAATATCCACTCTGTCGTCTACGTCTTTTCAAGCGCTTACGATAACGTTTGGATTTTGATTGATTGATTAAATATTGAATCCGACGCAAGCGCCGATCGAACAAAAAATCACAGTCGCCGTTTTGAGGGACAAGTAAAACAGGTATATTGTAAAAAGCAGTACCATGCGTAATAAGGCATAAAATGCCGGAAAAAACATGGTACAAAAAAGATGTTGGAAATAACATCTCCATCAATGTGATGCTCATTAGCACCAAACATTGGAAAATTTCAAGGTCCATAAAGGACAAGTTTGCAGAAATCGGCTGCATAGTTTATTCTTCTGAGTCGCAAATTATTATGTGACTCAAAAGAACAAACCCCGAGAAGGAGGTTTGTTCAATCGAGTGCCCAAAAGCTATATGATAAAGGAAACGCCTTTTCCTATAAATACAGCGCTCAAACTAACTAAATAGGAGACAATACTGTAAATCAATTTTACTAATAGGCCGGCTGTAGCGCCTACGGTGGACCATACTTATGTTACTGTTCAGATCCACCTCACAAAAAAGAAAAACTTGGGAAATTCCTTAACAGACAAATGGAATATTGTACCGCAAATAAGGAGGTTATACTTAATTAAATAAGAATATAATCTTGTACGAGTGTTATTATCAGCAATTTTGATATGCTGTCCAAGAAAATGACATTTGCCCCTCTTTCAGCTCAACAGGGGTAGGGTGTCAAAATCTGACAACTTTGCTTCATCCATAACAAAACAAGACAAATTCTACAGAAACTGGGAAAACTTATTCCTTAGAATAAATACAATTCTCAAAACTGAAAAGAGGATTTCTTGCTAAAAAGCAACTGACGTAATCAGTACTACTGTACACGTTCAGGATTTCATTTAGTTCCAGGGTTGCTGGCAACTAAGTAGTTCACGGATCACAATGTCCGCGTCTTCTACTTTCAGGTTTCTCGGAACTCTAGGATTTTAAAAACTTCCTCAAGTTTGGATGCAAAGCATCGGGTGACAATCTACCACATGTCATTGGAGAACAGTTTTACCACTTGTAGGTGCAGAAGTTTAGCACATGCATTGTGCAACAGTTTTACCACATGTTGGTGGAGAAGTTAAGCACTTACATAGTGCAACAGTTTTACCACCTGTCGGTGCAGAAGTTATACACTTGCATAGTGTAGCCTATCCGGCTAAGAAACAGTTTATTCACTTAATGGTGAAGAGATAGCACCTGCATTATGCCGTATTTAAGATTACGAACCTAGTAGTTTAAACACTTGATGGTGTGACAGTTTTTAAGACACATGAACGGTGTCGGTCTCTCAGGACTCTTGGATATATTTAACCTGCTTCCACAAGCAGTTACCCGAAGGTAATGTTGAAATATCAAAAGATTTAAAAAGATATCAACGAAATTTTTATCTAGATTAAATTGTACGCGGCCTAGCGTACACAATTACGAATACGAAATTGAAAACTATAGAACGAATACGATCTATTAAGGCAATTATACAAATTCTCAATATGAGCGAATACGC